GGCGTCCTGACAGAAGAAGAAGCACGCCTGGTCCTTGACCTGCCAACTCTCGGAGTAATGTCATACACCCTTTTACCGATGGGGAACTAATGAGAACGACAACGCAAGACACAGAGTTCATCTTCGAAGTACGCGAAGACGCAGACGGTGACATCGTCGGCCAGGGCACAGGCCGCGCTGTACCCTACGGAGTCGAAACTGATATCGGTGGTGTACGCGAGTCATTCGCCAGGGATTCATTCAACCCTGAAGACGTCATCGGCAAGCCACTTGCCTACCGTCACAACGAACCAGTTGGCATCATTACAGGCGCAGAGAACCGCGAAGACGGCCTGTACATCGACTTCAACATCGTGAACACTGCACTCGGTCGCGACGCAGCGACCCTGGCACGCACTGGCGCCAGCCGCGGCCTGTCCGTCGGATTCCAGCCGATCAAGTCAGCCTGGACAAAGACACGCGACGCAGTGCAACACATGAGCGCCGGCCTCCTCGAGGTCAGCCTCACCCCATATCCCGCATATGCCACCGCTGGCATATCGGCAATCAGAGAAGAAGGAGAAACCATGACTGAGACAGTCATCGAGACCGAGACTGTCTCGGTCGATGCGGAGGCTCGCGAAGCCATCGCACAGGTACGCGAAACCGTCGCCAGCATCGAGGCACGCGCTTTCGTATCTGAACCCGTACACCCACTCGCCCAGTACCGTTCATTCGGTGAGTACTCAAAGGCAGTGCTCGCAGGCGACGTCGACACACGCGCCCTCGCCGACCAGACGACCGCCAACAACCCAGGCGTCATGCCCCCTGTCTGGCTGCTCCAGGTCAAAGGCATCATCGACATGGGTCGCCCCGCGATCACGTCAGTCGGAGGCCCAGAGTCAGCCGGCCAGTTTGGGATGGACATTAACTGGCCTTTCTTTGACGGCGATTTGACCGCCATTGTAGAAGCCCAGGCCTCAGAAAAGGGCGAAGTGAACAGCGTCGAGATCAACCTGGAAAAGGGCGACGCGACACTGGCCACCTACGCAGCCGGCTCGCACATCTCGTACCAGTTGCTCCAGCGTTCCAGTCCGTCTTACCTGGACGCCCACAACCGGATCATGGCCGCGTCATACTCGACCGTGACTGACCGCAAGTTCACTAACGACCTGTGGACCGGATCGAACAACACCAACATTTACGACCTCTCGGCAGACACCACCGGAACCGCTTTCCGCCAGGCAGTATTCACCGCCTCGATGGAGGTCGAAGACGCCACCGGCGCCCCCGCCACCGTCGTGCTGGTGTCGACCGCGTTGTTCTCCAAGATCGGCAGTTTTACCACGTTCTTCCCCGCGCCTTACAGCGTGCAGAACGTGTCAGGCGTTGCCACGGCCAGCACCCTAGACGTGAACGTGTCAGGCTTGCGCGTTGTTCGGGCGAAGTGGCTCGACACCGACGTTGACCGTCACGCAATCGTCCTGAACGGTGAGGCAGCACGATGGGTCGAAGACGGCCCACGCCTCGCCACTGCGGAGAACGTCAGCAAGTTGGGTCGCGACGTAGCGATCTACGGATACGGTGCCACGGCAGTTTACTTGCCAGCAGGCGTCGTCCGTCTTGCCGAGAACTAAACCAACCCACCCCACCGGAAGGTAATCAGGGTCCCGATATGGCACTCGTAACAGGTCAGGAACTAGCCGACGCGCTAGACCTGGAATACGACGACCCGTACGAAGACACGCTCGATCAGGTCGCCGCTGCTGCGGATGACATCATCGGGACCCTGATCACCACCGCAGCACTGACAGCGGAACCGCCAGCAGTAAAGGAAGCCGCCCTAGCCGTGGGCGTCGAAATCTTCCAGGCGCGCACCGCTTCAGGTGGGCAGGCAGTAGCGGCAGACTTCAGCCCTGGTCCTTACCGACTTTCGGTGTGGCTCACCAGGCGAGTGATGTCTTTGCTCGGCCCATACCTGAACGTCAAAGGGATGATCGGATGACAGCGCTCAGCACCGAGGCACGCGAAGCCCTGGTCACAGCGTTCGAAGGTCACGGCCTAAAGGTGTACACCACAGTCCCAGCCGTACCGATCCCGCCCTGCGTTGTCATCGTTCCCGACTCGCCCTGGATACAGCCGACCAGGTTAGGTTCGAACCTGAACTATCGAGTCAGGTGGAAAGTCCTGGTCGTTATCTCGCCCAGGAACAACGCCGCCGCGACAGTCGACTGCGAAGATGCGGTCGATTTGATCCTCGGGCTAGTACCCTCGGGATACGTCGCAGAGTTAGTCGGCCCACCGCAACTGGCAGACACAGGGGCGCAGGGAACCGTCTACACAACAGAAATCAGCATCACCGCACAAATGACAGAAACACCGACACCGTAATCGGGGCCACGCCCCGCCCACAGAAAGAGGACCAGATATGCCAGCAGTAAGTGTGGCGGGCGCAGCGTTCACCGTTGACGTCGCCTCTATCGGATACGAAAGCCAGGTCACGAACGGCACCGTCACCACGACGCCGACGATCGTTCGCACAAAAACACTCGACTCGGTCGCGTTCGACCAGACCGACCTTAACTCGACGATCGCGCTCGAGTTCCTCTATGACGAGAACTCGGGACTCTACGACGCATTGCAGACAGCGATCGCTGGCGCCACCACGGTCGCCGTCGACGTGCGCTCCGCGACCGGCCACTGGGCAGGCAACGGAATGTCAATCGAGGCCTGCGAAATGACCGTCGAGGCCGCCGGTATCGCCACCTGCTCGGTCACCTTCACCGGCACCGTATCGTTCTCCTAACAACTAGCGAACGGGGAAACACCGCATGTACCCAAAAGTCAACTACCAGAGGCCTGACCAGGACGACGTCACCACAGTCGACTGCCTAGCGGCAGACGTCATGCTGGCAAACCGCCTGTGCAACAACAACCCAAAACTGGTCGACTTGTGCATCCTGGTCGCCTACATGAACGAGCACGACTCAGAACCCGCAAAGATGGACCAGGTATCAAAGTGGGCGCGTAAGGAACGCATCTGGGCCGAGCAAGGGGAAACGCCGGACCCTACCCAGCAGGGACCGTCGAACGACTGATGGTCCAACTGGCGCTCCACCTTCACAGGCCCGTCGAGGAACTGGCGAAGATGGAACCCAGACTGCTTGCGACATTTGTTGAGGAGTTGAGCAGTGGCGATCGTTGAAGCCTACGTCGACGGCCTGAACGACGTCCTGCGCGCTTTCAAAGCACTACCCAAAGAAGCCAGCGCCGAACTACGCCAAGCCTCAAACAAAATCGCCGCCGACTACATGGTCCCCGCCTGGCAGAACGCCGCCCTGTACTACGCAGGACCCTGGGGCCAGGTCATCGCCGACAGTGTCAAAGTGAAACGCGACCGCGTACCCGCAGTGTCGATCGGTGGCAACCGTAAGGTCCTGTCAGGTGGCGGCACAGCGACGATGGTCAGGTGGCCGTCTGACACAGGACAAGGGCGCGAGTCATTCGCACCGTTCGAACAGACAAACTGGATCAGCAACGTACGGGCCTATCAGCCAGCCGCGCTCCGTGAATGGGGTCAAGCCGTCGATCGCATCGTCAGAAAATGGGGGACAATGTAGCCATGGCAAAAACCCTGACAATTTTCCTGGCAGCCGACGTATCCAAACTGAACCGGCAACTGAAAGGCGCCCAGGGCGACCTGAGTCTCTTTAGCAACGGGATCAGCGGCCTGTCCAGCAAACTGTCGAACCTGATGGGGCCAGCCCTGATCGGTGCTGCGGCAGCGGCAGGCGCTTTCGCAGTCAAACTCGGAGTCGACGGGGTCAAAGCCGCGCTCGAGGATGCCGCCTCGATCGACAAACTGGCCCAGACGCTTGAGAACCTGAACGTCGCACACCAATTACCTGAAGTCGAAAACGCGATCAGCAAGTTCGAGCGCACACTGGGCATCGCAGACACAGAACTACGCCCAGCCTATGACCGCCTAGTCAGGTCAATCCGCGACACAGGCGAGGCAACACGCATCCTGGGCATCGCCCTGGACGTGTCAGCCGGATCAGGAAAGTCACTGGACGCAGTTGTCCAGGCACTAGGCCGCGCCTATGACGGCAACACGGCAGGG